CCTCTTGGTACTACAACAATAGAATTGTTTGCTGTACCACCATTAAAGTCGTTAGCATCTACTAACATTGAATCAAGCAATTCGTTTGTACCAGCACTTGAAACAGCTTTTGTACCTGAAACTGTGGTATTTGCTGTACCTGCAACTGAACTTAAACTAGATTGCTTAAAGCCACATAGATAACCAAGAACTTCTTGGTCATACTGATCTGCCAACCTATAAGCAGCCCTGTCGGATGCTAATTGTTGGAAGTTTACATGGCTGTGTGCTTCTTCAATATCGTCAACTTTAAACGCAAAATAATTTGCTTTGTCAACAACTAAAGAAAAGTCCTCATCGTCAAGGTCTTGTGGTGAGATTTGTGTACCACGAGCATACTCTTTGACGGTGATTTCCGGTTCTTTGATAATTTTAACGGTATCGCCCATATTGGAGATTTCGCCAAAATAATCAGAATTGGTTATGCCTTCAACGACAGAACCTTTTCTAAAGGCTACTTGAACCTGCTTTGAATAGATAACTGGTGAAAAGTTACCATTGGGCAGATTACCATAGCCAGCAGCAGTTTGGAACGCCATAATATTTCTCCTTTTCCTTTACTACTAACAAATGCAAAATATTAAATTATATTTGAGGTCTATTGTTCAAAGGTGCAATTTTATTGTACGGATAAAACTGGGCTTTTAGTATATAGAGTAATCCAATACTCTTTTATATCTGCTGGATTGAATTAACATAAGTTGTTATATGTATGATATATAAGGTTATATTAATTTATATTGTATAGTTATACACAATAATTTTTGTTTGTCAACACTTTATCTAGCATTTCCTGATAAATCATAAATAAATTTTCCACCACGTATGGCTTCCATGATTTCGTCAGAACGCTTTTCATACTCTTGTGTTGACATTTTTTGTACATCTGATTCTTTAATTGCTCCAGATGTATCATTATTATCTAATGTAGGTCTTTCACTTTTTGCATTTACAGCTTTTGCTGCATCTTTACTTTTAGGCTTTTTAGTTGTAATATTTTTATCAGCTTTGTATAAATCAATTGCTCTAGCTGCCGACCTTGCATCATCATTATTCTCATAAAGAGCATCTTGAACCCATTTAGGCTGTTCATCTGCCCATTCGTGAAAACCTTCATCTTCTCTAATTTCAGCAAAATCAGGATGCATTTTCAGTAATTCAACTTCTGCTTTTTCCTTACTTGCTTCAATACTTAGTTCATCAATCTCTTTTATTCTTTTTTCTAACACTTGAGATTGTTCTTTAGCTTTTTTAATTGCTATCGTTTCTACAATAGCCGCTACATCTGGATATTCGTTTGCCCAAGTCTCCAAGTCTTCATCAGATTTAGGCAACTTCATTTCTTTTCTTGTAGCAGTATCTAATTGATTTTTAAGTTCATCTATTTGCTTTTGAAAATCTTTTTCTTTTTGTTGAGTGTGCCTTCTTAAATCACCATATCTCTTTTTAAAAGTTTTTTCTTCAGCATTTGCAGGTTTTTCCTTTTCAAGTTTTTCTTCTTCAGTTTCTTCTGTTTTTTCGGTTTCACCCTTTTGCTCTGCTTTTAACTTTTCTAGTTCTTCTTCATCCCTTTTTATTCTTTCTTCCTGTGAGTAGGGTTTACTCACAAATGCAACTTTTTTAGGTGTTGCTTCCTTTGTCATAATTACTTCTGACATTTACTTCTCCTTTGTTGGGGTCATAGTAGCCACTTTGGGGGTGTGAGTAGCCAACATTACATGCGGGTTATTTTTTAGAAGCTAACCCACCACGCTTCATAACTTTTTTCTTTTTGGGTTTTTTATTTAATAATCCACCCTTTTCAAAACTTCTTAAATTAGTTGTAACACCTTTACCACCTTGGGATTCGGCAGACCTTAATCTACCCCCAGCATCTGTAACAGTTTTAAATCTATCACTTTGACCCATAGAGGAAAATTTTGATGCTTGTGCCTTTGCTATTTCTGCATTTCTTTTTGCTCTTTCTTCTTCAGCTTTTGCCGCTGCCTGATCTGCTTTTGCTTTTTGATCAGCTAATTGTTTCATATAAGCATCTGCAGCATCTTGTTGAGCAGCTTTTTCTGCTTCTGCTTTTTGTTTTGCTTTTGCTTCCTCTTCAGCTTTAACTTTTGCAGCATTTATAGATTGTTGTAATGTCATATCTACGTTAAGATTATTTTGTGTGTTTTTATCAGAAGTCTGCTCCTCTACGACTTTCTTAGCTGCGTCTACTTCTTCTTTACTAAACTTATCAGGATAAGCAAGTATAGTAGCAGCTTTATTTATATCTGTTATCTCTGCACCCTTATCTGTATCTTTTGCAGGGTCTTCGCCATATTCTGTAAAACCTCTATCACCATATTTTTCTGTTATAGATTTAGGTTGTATACCTTTTTTCTGCATAGCTGACATTAAATTTTGTTTATATAGTTTATCAAAATCTACTTCTCCTGTTACACTATCTATTATACTTGTAAAAGGAGAAATTATACTTTTTAATCCCATTCCAGAACTTCCGTAGGTGCTTTTAAAAATACTATCTTTGTCTGCTAAACCCGGAGTACCAAATTCAGTACCATCTAATGCTTTTGAATAAATTCGCCATTCTGAACCTGTCCATTGGGCTTTTGGATTTAATCCTTCTGCTTTCAAGGCATCAAATTCCCTTTGTTTTTGAGAGTTCCATCCTTGAGGAGCATTTTTAAGATAAGACATTCCTAAAAAGTTTTTATCTTCAACTATACCCATCTGATCTAATTCAGCCTGTGAAAGACTTTGACCCTCACGAATAAATTTTCCACCTACTAATATAGATTTATCTTCTTTATCTTCTTGTTTTGAATCATCTAAAACTTCTTCATCTACATCTGTTTCTTCAGCTATAGGTTGATGTATAAACCCAGCATTTAAAAGATCATCTATTGGATATAGTGGTCCTGTTCCTTCAGGTGGTTCACCTAAAAATGGAATAAAACGAACTTCTCCTGTTTCAGGATTTACATATCTTTTGTTAAATGTTTTAGGAGCACCTGTTGCTGATTCTCCTAATAAGTCAGCACCTTTAGATGGGTTGTAAACACCCGCAGGTTCACCACTTGGATTGTACATATAACCACCACCTGTAGCAAATCCTTGAGGTTTTTCATCATCTTCCATTTCAATATCACTTATATCAAAAGGTATATCATCAGGTAATACTGCTTCTTCTGAATTACCCATTTGACCCATTGCTTCCATTTTAGCTAATCCTTCTTTAGCCTTCTGTCTCATAGCCATTAACTTTTCTAATCCAATAAATCGAACAACATCAGCAGGAAATACAAACTCCCCTTCACTTAACATTGCAGGTATATCATCTCTTACTTCTTCTTTTGTTGCACCTGATGGTACATTATTACCTGATACAGGGTCTATTGTTCCACCTTCATCTTGAAGACCACCTTCAGCAAATTTATTACCAATGTATCCACCTTCTGCTTTTGTAACTAATTTTAACATATTAGAACCTATCATTTGTGATGATATGTCTAATATAGCTAATATTTCTGCATCAGATAAAGTTTGTGCAGACTCAACATTTGATCTAATAACACCTATTTGATCTGCTGCCGACATAACTTGCTGTGGAGTAGTTGTAACTAAAGCACCACTGTCTAATTTTAATTTTCTCATTTCATTTTTCATAGTACCACCTTTATTAAGTTTATTAGCTTTATCAAAATTTTTTCTGTTAGAAATTGCTGTTAAATATTTACGTAAGTCTACATCTCCTGAAAAACGTATTTCCGACATTGTATAAAAATTTTCTCTATCAGATTTCTTAGATTTTAAATACTTATTAAATTCCTCTTTATTAAAAAGTCTATCTTTACTAGACTTACTTCTTTGAAAATCCATATTAAGAATTTTAAAAAATTCATCTTTAGGTATTTCATACTTTAAAATTAATCTTTCATCTTCAGGTGTGTGTTTAGTTTGTTTACCCGATCTTCCTAAAACATTAAATCCTCTTTCTCCACCTTCACTTGACATAACAGCATATGCACCTGCCGTATTTTGATCTGGTGATAAATAAATTGCATTATCTTTAAGATCAGGAGTAAGTCCATTTTCTATAACATTTCCTAAATTACGTTTATTTGTTCCGTGATATAAAACAACAGTATCCCCATCTAACCACCACTTTTTTCCTGCACCAATACTAGCATAAGTTCTATCATATGGTTCAACTTTTAAATTGTTTTGTTCAACTAAATTTTTTGTTTTTGCGTCTAATCCTTTTTCAAAGTTATTTTTTAAAAGTGATTTAGTTTTTACAATAGGCTTTTTATTTTTTGTTGGGGCAAATTCATCTAAAAACTTATTGGAATCTGCATAACCTGTTTCAAGATTTGTTCCTGTTTGTTCTGCAAATTCCTCTCTAATATCATCTGCATCAAAAAAACTTTCTCTTCTTGGTTCATTTGCGTATGTTTTTATTTCTAAATTTGTAGGCATGACTTCATCATAATATTTAGTAATCATGTTGTCATCAAAACCCCTATCTTGTAATAATTGTCTTATTCCTTTTCTATCTAACCCTTTATTAATTCCTTCACCTATTATTCTTCCCATATCTGTAAAAGAAATTTCTTCAGCCCTATCTAAAAGCTTTTTTAAAACAGGACTATCTTGCTTCATTTGTTTAAGTTGTTCTATATATCTACTTCTATCTGATTGATTTAACATCCAAGAAGGAATAGGTTTAGGTGCTACATCTGTTAACTCTTTTCCTGATATAGCAGAAAAAACCGGAACATTTTCTCCAAATGCATAGATATCTCCTTGATTAAACTTAACATTTGGTATTGCTTCTTTTAATTCAGGTATTACTCTTGTATGCTGTTCTATACCATCTCGCCAAACTAATACATGACCATCAGGTATAGTTAATGCTTGTCTATCAAATTCAAACCAATTTTTAGAACTTTCCATATTACCCTTTTTATCATAGAAGGGTTTATACTCAATAACTTTTTTAGGTTTTACATAAAAAGGAACAACATTCTGTCCACTAAAAACATTATATTTCATATCTTCACTACGAAGATACCTTGATGCAAAACCATCTGCTAAAAGTGGATTAGATGATGCAAAACCGATAGGCTTTTGACCTTCTGCCATAACACGCTTTTTATTGAAAGGGTCTTTTCCAAAAGTATGTCTAAATTTATCTCCTAACTTATTAGGATTTTGTAAACCCATATATAACTTTAAAGGTTCACCCTTTTTATCTTTTAATAATTCATGTTTTGAAATACGATGCTTATACTTTATTTCTGAAAATATTTCATCGTCTACTTCTTCTTGTGCTTTTCTTGATGCACCACCTTTTTTTCTATAATAATCAACAACTTCATTTTTTAATATTTTAGAATCTACTTTAGGTATATCGGCACTTATTTCTTCAACTAACTTAACATCTTTTGGTCTAATAATTATTTCATCTTCAAAATTAGTTTCATACAAATCTGCACTAGCTAATATATCTTTTTTATTTACTTCATATTTTTCTAAGGGTGGATAGTTTTGACGTTGATTCCAAGGTAGACTTTTTGGGTCAAACTCTGGATTTAACGTAAAAGATGTTGGAATATCACTTGCATCTATATTATGTTTTTTTAAATTTTTAGGGTCTAAACTACCTACTCTATAAACAATCATTTTTTCAGGATATGTTTCTAACTTTTTTTGAGTTAAATCATATATATTTTTTTTAACTTTATTTAATCTACTTTCTGATACTACATCATACATACCAAATTCTTTTGTTCCACCAAAATTTTTGCTGTATAATAACTCCGATAAATACTCTCTTGCTTCATATGTATTTGTATTAAATAAATCTTTAAAATAATCTGTAGCAGGTTTTCTAGTAGAAAATACTGTGTTAAGAACTTTTTTTGTTGTTGCATCTAAGTTTTTTATATCAGATGCTTTAGCTGCAGGAAGAGTTTTTCTTGCATCAGGTAGACTCATCTCAAGAACAGAAGAATCTTTTGAAACAGGCATTGTAAAACCTTCAGGTGTAACAGCTTGTGGTTGAAATGCCTTTTTAGTTTGGTCAGCTACTGTGCTTATCCCTTCGGCAACTGCACCTACTCCTTTAGCACCATATTTAATAACACTTCCTAAACTTATTAATTCACCTACTAGTTGGGCAGGGTCACTAGCATCAGATTTTATACCTGTTACCTCTGTAAATGCTTTGTCAAAAGCATCTCTACCATATTTTTGTTGTAGTTCATTTAATCTTGGTTGTACTGCTTTTGATACTATATTACCAGCATAGTCGGCAGATAAGTCATTTGCGAGTGTGGCTAAATCTAATAAATCAGACGGTAATCCTAATGCTCCTGTTACAATTCCAGTTCCAATACTTTTTGTGGCTTTAATTGCATCTTCTTTTCTTTTTTGTTCTTCTTTAGGGTCTAGAATAAATTTTTGTGTTTCCTGTTCTAAACCTTTTGGAGTAAAACCATAAAAAATATTTTCTGTCTGCTCATTTAAATTAGCCATTTACTTCATCTCTTAATAATTTTAATCGTCTTAATGCAGCAATAATCCCTTGTGATCTATGTAAAGCAACGACATCCTGTGTTTGTTCCATAACTGTATGCTGTTGTGAGATAGCATACTCTAAATAGTTATTGAATGCTTGTAGGAGTTGGTGGTTGTTCACGAGGGGCTTGAGGTGGCTGAGCACCTGCTTGTGGTTGTTGCTGTGGTTGTTGCTGTTGTCCAATGTTCTGTGGTCCTCCTGTAAATCCTTGTTCACCCGGAACTGGTGCTTGTCCTGTTCCTACTGTTCCTCCACCTGCACCTGTTGGGTCATTAGGATTTGCTCCTGCTGGTGGCTGTGGTTGTTCTTGCTGTCCTGTAAACCCCTTTAATATTTCAGCTTGTAATACTGCTTCATCCATATTATTAGTTACTTTATCAGGATCAAGGTCCATTGCTTTAGCAATTTCACGAATAATATAGTTAAACTTAGCAAAAGGAGCAAGAACAGGGTTACTTGCTGTCTGAAGAAAAGCTGTTAAACGTTGACTTCGTACCTCATTAGCCATTAAGCTTTCAGTACCTCGTGCCTTAACTTCTAAATCACCTTTAATATCAGGGTCATAATCAAATTGCATATTAAATCTAAATAAACCTTCTCCTAAAGGTCTAAGTAAATAATCATCTACATTTTTAATAACAGTTTTAATACTACCACTTGCTGCGTTCATTAGCATAGATATACCACTTGCAGTTCTACCTACACCCGATACACCTGTTTGCCCATGAGCAAATGATGGCAATCCCGTTGATTCATCAGCAAGTTGTCTTGCCTTATCAAATAACTGTAAATTTTCATTTGAGACATTAGGGAATTTTGTGCCAAAGATAGCTTGACCCGGAGCACCACCCTGTCTTCTAAATATTTTTCCGGGGTACACAGATAAGTCTTGTCCCGGAACTAAATTAGTTTCATCAACTTCTATCAGTAAGTTTCCTGACAATACAGCATTATCAACTGACATTCTCATAAAACCATTCATTAATGTTTGTGTATCATCCATATTCTCTGCTAATCCAACACCAAAGAATGAGTATGGATTAAGTTCATATGGTACAGCCATATATGGTATTTTAGCAGGTTTAAATGGATTAAGAACAACTCTTAAAAGTTTTCCATTACATATCCAAGCATTAATTTGTACCTCATCAAAATCTTCTATTTCTTTTGGTACATCAACACCCTGTTCTTTTAACATTTCAACATCACACATACCCCAATATTCTAGAACTTCATATCTTTCTATTGTTCCTTCAGGAGCATAATCGGATAAATCATCTTCCCAAGATTTTTTATTGTAGTTTTCACCTTGGTCAATAGCATCTTCAATAACCATCTCTCTAAAATAAGGTCTTCTTTTTAAAGCACGTAATTGTGAACGAGACATTTTGTGTCTTTCAATTACATATTGGGCTTCATCCATATTGTTTGCATCGGGGTCAGGATAAAAATTCCAAACCGATACATTTGATACTTGTGGCATTGTTTTATAAACAGGATTATATTCACCATTTTCATCCCAATTAGGATATTCTTTATCAACTGCAAAAGGACCTTTCATAACACCTGTGCCAAATAATGACATTTCAAATGCTGTACTTCTTAAATGTTTATTTGCTCCTGACTCTTGCAACTGATCCATTATCTTTTTTTCCATTGACTTTGCAGCAATTGTAGCAGGACTAAAGGTAATAGCAGATGGAGTTACTCCGACTCCACCTTCTAAATTTTCTACATCTTTTAGTTTATCCTCAAGAGGTCCAAGATTTTGTAATAAGCTTTCTTCAGTTGCTCCTTTAGGTAATTGTTTGCCATCATTGCCAAAACCATAAGGTGATTGTAACTCCTCTTCAGGTTCTGTTTCAGCAGTTTGAGGTGCTTTAGGATCAAAATGAACATCTTTTTCTACTCCCTCTGGTAATTCAGTAGGTTCAATACTAATAGGAAATTTATTAGCAGAAAATAAAACATCAACTATTTGACCATAAGCTGCAAGAGTTTTTGTTTTTGTTATTTTTATAAAGACTCTAGATTTCTCAGCTTCCGTAAATTGTACGTCAGGACCATATAATCCTCTGTAATTTCGATATGCTCTTGTCCATCTATCTTCATCTAGTTCTCTGTAATCTTCTGCTCGTTTATATCTACCCTGTACAAAACCTACAAGATTAGTATAACCTAAATCATCTACAAGATCATCTGTAGAATCATCCAGTGCTAATGCTTCATCTTCTATAAATACGTCATCTTCAGCCATAATTTATCCTTTAATATCCAAATGTTGAGTCTGCTACAGGCATTCCCATTGCAGGTTTACCTCTTGGGTCATAATCAAAAACACTAAACCTTGGTCTTGTCATAACACCATATCTAAGGGCATCATATAAATGGTCTTCTGCTTTTGTATCTACATCTTCAGGATTTTTCTTATCTAAAGGTATAGATGGTATTTGTGCAATTAAATTAGTACAATTATTAAAAAATACTAATCTTGGTTCTTCTGTAAATTCATCTACCTGCAATCTTCTATGTATTTCATTCTTTCCTGAAATACGAGAACCTTTACTTCTATCTGATGGTCTCCAACGACAACCCCTCATAATCATCTGTTCAGCCAAAGAAGGACCAGTATCGCCACGCTTATGCCACAAAGAAGAATCTAAAACTCCGTATTTTATATTTCCATCTTCTTCTTCCATTTCCAAAACCATATCAGCTAAATCTGTAGCTAATACTTTTGAAACATAGAGTTCTCGGTAGACAACCAATTGTTCAGAAGGCGAGACAGCAATCCATACAACTGCTGAATAAGAACCATAACCATAGTCACAAGCCCTAAACTTAACCCAATTATTAGGAATGCTATAAGGTTCAACAACATGTATATCCCTGTTAAACTCGGTAAAAGCAGCCCCTTCTTTAATATCCCAATCACCTTCCAAAAGTTGTTTTCTTTGTTGTTCTGGTAAGGAGAGAAGCATCGCTTCATAGTCTCCTGACTTTGCGAGGTATGGGTTATCAGATAATCTTGCAGGAATAAATCTCCGTTTGAATAAAGATTCTCCAGCTTTAGGATGTCCTGATGGGTATTTGAGGACTTCTCCTGTTTCAATATTGGTTGCACTAAATGCCTTTCCGTAGGGAGCAGGGTCAATAAACATTTTTTTAACCCACATATGTCCTAATCCACCCGGATTAGTTGTTGCTCTCATATAAATTGGTAAATCTGGTGCTGTAGAACGTAAACGTGAACGCATATAGTTCCAAGCAAACGGAGATGCCCATTGTGTTAATTCGTCAAATCCTATCCAGCTAAATGCCAAACCCTGATAACGCATAACGTCTTCATCTCTATCAAGATATGACATCCACAATCTTGCACCTGATGGTGCTACCCACTGCATCTTTCTTTCGTACCATTTGATGCCTTTCCATATCTGAGGGTATAACTCCTGAGACTTAAATATAAGTTCTCTTAATTCTTCAGTTGTATGTCGCAGTAGTAATCCACTAAACTGTGGATGCCCCATATATCTTAATGGGTCTGCCAACATTGCATAACTTTTACCACCACCTGCTGAACCCCCATAAAGAACTTCCCTTTCAGCAGCAGCAAGAAACTCTGTTTGAGGACCTTCGTTAGGTGCAAAAATTACATTTTGTTCTTCTGTTGGAAGTTTTTCAACTTCTTGAATTTTTTTAACTTTAACTTTAGCTTTGGACTTTTGCCCCTGTCCTGTTGACTTCAAAGTTTTTTGCTTTTTCAATCGCTTGCGTGGCGTATTCAGCCCATTTTCGGAGAGTTCTAGCCGTGTTCTTACGTTGTTTTTCATGCACCAATCTTTTTCTTAATCCCACATGAGAAATAGACCTACCTGTTTTTGTCGTTAGCCAATTTGCCACTTCTCTATATGAATATTGCTTTACGTGTTTTCTTGCTAATTCTAATGCTTCTAATTCATAATCTATGGGGTCAAGAATATTGTTATCATCTTTATTTAATTTATATCCAAAAGGAACAGTTCTTGCTATTCTTGGTATCTGCTTCCATTCTGTTGCATCTTTAATATCAGTTGGTTGTGGTAATTTCCACTTACCAAGACTTCTATTCATCTGACTTATTTTTAGGTGGTAATAGCATAACACCACCACTTGACTCAACTTGCATCTTTTCAGTTTTTACAAGACCTGCCCTATCTAATAAATCTTTAGCCGCAGCCATTTTATCACGAATACCTAACTCTGTAGGGTCAACAATACCCCCTACCATAGCCATTGCAGCACGAGGAGCGTTACTTGCCATAAAAGTTTGAGTTGCTTCTAATATTTCTTCTTTTATAGCTTTAATAATTTCCTGATTATTAGAAGTAGGTGAATATCCAGCAATAACTTTAGCATCTTTAATGCTCCCATTTGCTTCAGAAAATAAAGCATCTATAAATTTTTGTTGTCTTTCAGTTAATTTTCTAGCCATATTTTATAAACTTTCTATCTTTAGGTTTAAAACACTCAATAAGATTCTTAATGTGTTTTTTTCTTTCTCTTTGTCTTTTTAACTCAAGCCTACTGCTTTCATCCGTGAGATTAATCTGTCTGCTCGATTTGTTACTTGCTTGTACCATCTTGAATCCTGCATCTGATTTCCTGCTTCATTCCAATCTCCATCTTTAATAGCTTGTATCATTTTCTTAAATTTAGACAATCTAGGTCTACCCATATTAAACATCATGTTAGCTGTAATTAATTGTACCTCTTGAGGTAGTTTATCCCAATCATCAAATAATCTTTTACACTCACCTATCGTGACTTGTACATCTTGCTCAAAAACTTCGTTAACCCTAATCTCATCCACCATTGTTCCCACTGGTTTCTCGTATTCTTCATCTCCTTGTACAATGAGATGTCCGATGCCAAACGTATGTAAGCCAAGGTGGTCCAGATATATTTCGTATTTACATCCTTCATCTATCTTTAACTCCTCTCTTAATCTATCTATAAAATCCATTAATTAATTTTTTTTAACCTCTCGTTTTCTTTTAATAATAAGTAATATGCTTTTGTTAATTCTTTATTATCTTCTTTTAATATGTGTATAGTCTGTTGTGCAGCTAAAAGTTCTCTTCTTATTGTTTCTTCAAATGTATCTTCGTGGTTATCCCATCCATTTGCTTCAATCATTTTTTCTTTCTATTATCTGTAGTATATAAAACCATTCCACCTTTTCTATAGTCCGTGTTATTTTTCTTTTTCATTTTTAGATTAGGGGATTTCATTTGTTCATCTGTAGCAGTTTTTGAAGGTGACATCGCAGTTAAAAATGCACCAATAGGAGTCATTGCCTTCGTTAACTTAGCAGTATTACCTAAAACTTTTTTTGCTACTTCTTTTAAAGAGAGTTTGTTTCCTTTTAACTGTTCATTTATATGCTTCATATAAACTTTCCACCACTCTCTACCTTTGTTATCCATATGTTGCCACTTATCTTTTTTAATACCTAGTAACTCTGCTTTTTTAAATTCTAAATTCTTTCTTTTGATATCTGTAAGTTTTTCTCCTCGTTCAGTTGGAGGATTTGTTGTCGGATAACTCATTTTTATTTCTTTCCACTCAAAGCACTAAACCCAAAATATGCACCAACTAAACCACACATACTAATATACTGTGTCATTAAAATACTCTCAGCTTCTGCAAGTCTGTCTGGAAAAGCTAAAGTTAATATCGTTGTAATAGCCATTAAATAAATTAATACCCATGCCATTCTACGTTTATTAACTTGATAAGCATGTTTATCAGGTATTAAATCATCTGTACTGCATTTGCAGTTTTCATTTCCACAAGCACAAGTCATTAGTTCTTTTTCTTTACTTTAACTGTAGGCTTTATTCCAATTTTTCTACCGTATTTTGTACTATAAGTTTTTTTAGATTTTGACGTATCTACTTTCTTTAAATTTTCTTTAGTAAATTTTTTAAATCTGTTTTTTGCAGTAGTTCCACCTGTAGTACCAAATCCTGTAATCATAAGCATATCTGCACGAGTAATTGCTTTGGCAGGTTTATAGCTTTCAGAATCATATATAGTAACTCTTCCTGTACCTGTACCCCAATTACTAAGAACTGGAATATTATTAGTTTCTTTAGCTACGTCATATTTAAGTTTTTGAGTTTCTGTTAAATTTTTATAATCTTTTTGAGTTAAAACTTTATTACTAGCCAACATCTTTTCTTTATTTTTCTTT